CTAGGCAGGTGGACCTTCAGTCGAGAGGAAAAACGTGTCGCCATAGCCATCCAACCAGGTCATGCATTCGCAGGGACCATCCGCGACTTCGCCGTATGCCAGCGCGACCAACTCGGCCATGCTGTACGCCTTGAAACGCACGACCACAGCCTGCGGCAACTCAACGCCGGCACTGCCGCTGTAGCGGTTCGACCAGTCGTCACCCTCCTCGAATGCCTTCAGCATGTACTTCGACAGATACGCCGCGAGCTTGCCGCTTGACTGCTTGGACCATCGCTTCTTGCGCGACTCATCAATGTTGCCGCCGAGGTCACCAACCACGCTCCGCCACACCGCCCGAATCACGTTGTAGCTCTTGACCTTCACGCCTGCCCACGGGAGTGACTGCGGCAACCGATGGATCGCCATATGGACGTGCCAGGCGCCACGCTTCTGCCGCTCAAACGCCGCCACGTAGACGAAGCCCGGCAGCACACGCCGGACGCGCCGGACGAACTCTTTCATGTGCTGCTTGCAGAGGGTCAGGTCTTGCTGATTGACCCGATACGTCAGCGTCAACAGGGCATCCAGCCCCAGAACTTTCACGCGCCGACGCACCTGGGTCTTAGCACGGCGGGCAGCCCGTAGACGATTGGCCTCGCGCTTCTCGTCTTCGAACTCCACGCGCTCCAGCTCCCACATCGCTAGCTCTGCGAGGGTGGCCGGCCCTTGCTCCTCCCAGACCACCTGACGCGTGATTACGGCCTCTTTGTGACCGTTGCCAAGGTGATACGAACGAAGCACGTATTCATCGCTTCGCTTGCCGCGATAGAAGATCCCGTCTATAAGTCTCAGCACTTGCGATCCTTCGATGATCGTTAGTCACCGCCCCCGGACTGCTGGTAACAGTCGCGGGGGCTTTCTCTTTGCCCGTGCGGGCGTCTATCCGGACGTCAGGGCCTCCAAACAGGTCCCGCTGCACCCACACCCTTGATCGACGCATTCAGGGCTCCTCCGACACGTTGCGGCAGGCCCGCAGCAACACCCTGGCCGCACCCCACAGCACGTAGCCCCAAGTCGCCAGGGACAGGAAGAACGCGAGCCAGTAGACGAACGAGAGAACGTCGATGGAATCGAGCATCCGAGGCATCGGGCCCCCTTCGTGTTCTGAAGTGTCCTAGGAATAAATCTAGCGGCGCTTCGCGCCGCCCCCGCCACGCTGCGCTTGCTGGCGGGGCCGGCTGCATGCGCCGCGGGGAGCGTGTCCCTGTCCGCTCCTGTCCCCGCGAGCGGGGCCCCTTCGTCGCCGGCGTGTGCCGCAGGGCCCGGCGCCCAATGGAGTAGATCGAGCGACCCCGCTTGTCTTGAGATCACGAGCCCGCTCCCCGCGGTGGCGGACGCACTCGGGGGGGCGCGCCGAGATCCGGATTTACGGCCGGAAGCGGATCGGTGAAGACAGGCGGACGCACTCCGACAATGCCCGTGGCCTGCGCCACAACCTGCTGATCGCCAGGTCCACCAGGTGACGACGCCGACACGGACACGGCGGCAACGACCGGCTTGTCCCAGGCGATGAAGAAGCCGCCAGCAACGATCTGCGTGCAGATCTGCATGGGCACGTCCAACCGTGTGCCTTGCTGGCTGTAGCACCGGCATTCACCGCGTATCGCGACACAGGCCGCAGGGTAGGGGGCCGCCACCGGCTTCGTCACGTCGTCGTAGATCGGCGCCGTATGCGGCAACCCCTGCACGCGCGCCTGGTAGGCCTGCGCATATTCCGCCGTCGTCATTGGCCCCGACCGCCCGTCCGTGGCGTGACCTGGCTGACCACCCCCAACTGACGTCGAGCCGGTGCCGGTGCCGGTGCTCTTCTCGACCTGGGCACGAGCCGCGTCAGGATTCAACCTGGTATAGGCCACGAACGACGCAGCAGCGAAAACGGCGATAAGGACAGGAATCATCAGCACCCGCAGCGGGATACGGCGCTTGACGGTATGTTTCTCAGCACTGGTGTACCACCCGAAAACCTCCTTCTGGAAACGCCACGAATGCTTGACAGACCCGGAGCGACTTTTTAGGACGTTATCTTTAATCCCATTCGTGAACTCGTGAATCGTCGTGTACCAGGTGCCGAATTTCCTAACAATATGGAAGTGACGATCCCCCAGCGAGCGGACAAACGAATCCACCAGCATTGGACTCTGAGTGATCAGAAGAATATCCAGCCCCAAATGCCGGTGGGTGGCGAGGTTCTGCACCCACTGTGGCACCTGGCCGCGACCGAATACGCCCATTTTCTTTTGAGCCTCATCAATCACGAACAGCGACCCCGCAGGTAGCTGCTCCCATTCCTCTTCTTTCCAGACCTGCCACCCTGGAATATTCAGATCCTTGATTCCGTTATGGAACACGGGCCGGGGATCGGCCTTGGTCTCCTGCACAGTCCGCCACAAAGCCCACTGTGTCTTCCCATGCCCAGGAATGCCAGTAACGAATGTGATCGCCATTACTTCAACCCCATCCGTTTCACGACGCCGCCCACCATGCCCTTCAGCGTCCAACGCACCACAAGCGCCGAGCTGACAATACTGATGCACTGCCCAATCCGAAGGCTGGACGCAGCACGGACGGCATTCGCATCCAAACTGGCAATATGCACAAGCGCTTGATCGCGAATCCACGCAATAGACGTATCAATGCCCTTATAGGCGAAATATCCGATGCCAAGAGATATCAGCACACGCCCGACCAGCGTCCCGGCTGCTTGCACAAGCGCACCAATCAGCGCGACTATGAAAATTGGCATGATTACTCCTTAAACACAATGATCGCCGCCCAGATCAGGCATATCGCCACTGCAATCTGACCGACCATATTGAGCGAACTGCACATTTGAGAAAATGGCAACACGACCTGGTGACCGACCACCGACAGCGACACATCGGTCGGGCACCCGCCGCCAAGGCGATCCAGCTGATCTAGCTGGCCAGCAAGAGAAATCTCCACCTCCTGGCCGCTTTTGCCAGGGTGCCCCTCGGGCTGAGCACCACCGGCCACAGCAGCGTCACCAGCGGCTTTCATCTCAGGGGAGGGGTCCTTGAACCACTGACAATTGCGCTGGTACACCTCACGGGCCAACGCGCATTGCACGGCGTCGCCCTCGCACGTAAACCCGCCCTGGCAAGCACCACCAAAAGAACTCTGTTTGCACTGCTGAGAGCTAGGGTTCTTGGCGCAGTAATCGTCCCGGGGTTGCTCCTCGCTCTTACTGCCAACCTCATTGCCATGCCCGTCCACAAAACGCGTGGTCGTCGTGCAAACGCCACCGATACATTCCGTCTCCTGGTTACTCCCCACAACCGCGCTTTTCGGGTCATTGGGATCCTTGGGCGGATCACCAGGCTGGGCGCCACTGGCCGAGGTACTTGGACCTTGAGTCTTATTGGACGCACAGGGCACGCAAACATCCACACCGTTCACCTGGCCGGGACATTGATTCGCACCGCAAGGCACAGGGGCAGGGGGCAAAGAATCACTACCGCTAGAAGCACCATTAGATTGCTTGGCCCCGCCGCATTGCGAGCCCCCGGACTTAAAAGGCCACACGCCCCAAATCTGCCCATCTGTACCGACTTTCCACTGACTCGGCGTATACGAGCAGCCACCGTCACACATGCTGTCGCCTGCATTCCCCATCTTCACGTCAGGCTGGGTTACCGGCTGATAACTACCTTTTGCTGGACATTTATAAGGCTCGCACTTCCCAGCAGCGGGCCTGCTACCTAAGGCGCATTCGCACGTCCCGTCAGATAACTCAGTCGAGCCCGTGGGACACTTCTGCTCTGCGGGCGTGGATACCTGAATAACAGACGCGGTCGCAGTTCCAATGAAATTCCCATTACGGAACATATTGTAATAACAGGAAAACCCTTCGGAGCCTGCGCCGAGAGCACCGGCACCAGCCGCAGCGCCGATAGCTCCACCAGCGGCCTCGCAAGCTGCCGCAACAGTCCCATATATCGCCTGACTGCTCACATTCCACGTAGTGGAGATATAAGCATATTTGTACCCTGCAGGAATATTCTGCTTATCGAGCGAGCCATACGCAAATGCGCCAGCAGAGACCAGCACGACCAGGCCGAGAAAGGCGAACCGGATCAATCGCGAAGCAATATCCATAGCCCCCCCAGCAGTGCGATAACAACGTAGATACCCATATGGCCCCCAAACGAAAAAGGCCCCGTGAGGGGCCCCGCTTCAGTCGGCAACGCTCACAGCGCTCCCGCCATCCACTTCCAGACGCGCATGCCCACCTTCACGGCGAACACGGCCACGCCCACGATGGCGATCGACGCGGCCGCAGCCGTCACCGCCGAGATGTCCGGATCACCGCTGGCCGCATGGGCCATGCCGGAAGCACCCAGGACGCCAGCGACCACCAGGCCGCGAACGATTTGCTTGTTCATTTCCAACTCCCGCCGAGGTGTTGAAGCGAGCGCGCCTATCGGCGTCGACGGGCTCGCACGCGGACTAGTCGTCCGAATTGGTGTTGAGCACGCTGTACAGGGCGCGGAAGCCCCAAGCGCAGAGCCACACGCCCATCACCGCCGCCGACACGAGCGCGCCTTGCTCATACGTCAGGACCAGCGGGTTGGGCGGCACGTCATCGGGCTGCAGCAACACGATGCCGGCGCAGGGCGCACCAGGCGGCAACGGCGTGAGCTCGACGCCGCCAGGCCCTTGCACAGCGCACACGGCCATATCAGCAACCTGCGCCGATAAGCCGAGCAGCAAGATCACGGCACGTCTGCTCCCAGAAGGAGACACGCCCCGCCTGGAGCGATCCCGCACGGGCACGCTCCAACCAGAACATCGCCTGATCCGTAAGGAAGTACGCGTCCTTGCTCACGATCAGGTCGCCTTGTTGGACGCGGGCGCCTGGCGCGCCTGCTGCGGGATGGCCACCAGGCCGGTAAGCACCGCCTCGATGCGGCGCGACGCGAAATTGGCGTTGAGCGCGAACGTCGCGGTGTACGTACCAGGCTTGACCTGGTCGCGCAGCGCCTTCGGGACCTGAAGCACGCCGACCTGGTCGATCGCTCCGTCTGCGGTCAGCAGGAGGCATTCCGCGTCCTGCATGTCATAGGCGCGGCCCGTCTTGGCGCTGGTGCCCGTCTTGGGCTCGTTCAGCTTGAGGATTTGGATGATGGATTGCATGCGTCACTCCGAGTGGCCCAGGCTCGCAAGCCAGGCGTGTGGTTGAAGTGATCAGGCGGTTCCCGGCACACCTTTCGGGGCGACTCGCGCCAGGTAGCCCGAAGGCAGACCCCTGTGTCAATCCGGACCTCCCTGATCCACCTCCGAAGGCCAGTCGCTCATGGCGACGTATGATTCCCTTCAGAGGAACATGTACCTTTAGAGATACATGCGCTCACTTTAACTGTCGAGGTACATACCGTGCTGCTGCAAACCCTAATTGACCGTGCGAGCGAAACCGCAGGCAACGACTACCGCTTGGCGAAACAGATCGGCGTCGCGCCACAGAAGATCGCCAACTGGCGCAGCGGCGCGGCAGGATGCGGCATCGAGTACCGCGCACTAATGGCGAACCTTGCAGGCCTCGATGTAGACGCGGTTATCCACGAGGCTCTCCTCGAAAAACACGCCAACACGCCGCTGGGAGAACGCCTGTTGAGCGTGTTGGGAAACGCAGTTCGTGGCGGGGCGGCGATCACGCTCGCTTCCGTCAGCGCCGCCTATTTCGCGATCCCGGCCCTGGTTGAGCAAAGCACGACAATGTGCATTATGTGACCATACAAATGCGTTCGGCATCGCACATAACAGGCTTCGACGTCAACCCCTACGACACCTGATTCCCGTTCGATTTGGAGTGTGCTGTCTCCAATTCGCAAGACCTGACCCCCCGATAAGTAGGATTCAGCCCCCGCAGAAACAAGCCGACACACATCGGGCCATGCTGAACCGTTTACCGACCCCCGTGCAGTGCCCGCAGCTGTCCCAGATCCTCGATGACCTAGGCCGGCCAGCGCCCCGGCTACTCGCGAAGGCCCTCGGCGTCACGCCGGCGACGGTTACGCGCTGGATCCGCGAGGACTCCGCGCCCCGACCGGTCCTGCTATCGCTGTTCTGGCTCACGCGCTGGGGTATGTCGCTGGTCGACGCCGAGGCCGTGAATTCTGCTCAGATGCACGCTTCCATGGCCGCGATGCTTCGCGCCGAGGTGGAGCGGCTGCAACATGAGCTTGCTCGGGTGATCGCCGCCGGCGACTTCGGATGCGCCAACGACCCGACGACGGCGACGCTCCCGCGTCAATCCGCCGTGGTTGTGCCGTTCACTCCCATGCGCGCTTGACCCAGGCTTTGACCGCCGGGAACTGGTACATGATCGCCGCCGCCAACAGGGCGCCCGCGATGACCGTGATGGCCTCGCGGGCGACTGCCGGGCCGCTGGGAATGATGCCCTTCACTTCTTGCGCTTGCGGAATTGGCCGTTCGACTTGCGCGGCGGGGTGCGCTTCTTCTTTGCCATGGTCATCGTCCTTTCAGGATGGTCTCGATCAGGGTTTCGAGGCGCGTCAGGCGCGACTCGGTTCGCATGGCCAGTCCGACGACGGCCAGCAGGGCGGCGCTGTTCAGGATCTCGATCAGCGTCATTCGTTGTCGCCCTTCGGTTTGCGCTCGGGCAGCGCAGCGGCCACCGCGCCGGCGGCGGCCATCACGAGGACGCCGTAGTTCTTCTCGGCGATGGCCTTGGCGATCTCGCCGCCGGTTGCAGCGACGACGCCCAGGCCGGCCCAGGTGCTGGGCTCGATGGCGCGATTGATCAGGATTTGCAGAAGCTTGTTCATGGTCGTTTCCCTCCCCCTCGTTCCTCGGTGTCTTGGATCAGCCCCAACCGCCGTAGATCTCGGTGGGCGCCGGCGCGTTGGGCGCCGGATAGCGGTTCAGCAGCCGGTCGGTTTCGTCGTAGCTGGCCGTGGGCGTGTTCGGGTCCGGCGACGGGTTGAACAGGTCGTACGCGTTGCGACCGATCCAGCCGCCCAGCGTCGCCAGATACCCGCCCGATGCCTCGTTCGTGACCGCGCCGAGCGTGCCCAGCACCGGAACCCCGACGTATCCGTCGACCTTGTTCCCGTCCGAGTCGCGCGCGTTGCGCGTCAGCGCGTTGTCGCCGCTGAGGATGCCCTTGCCCAGGCTGAACGCCCGCATCAGCACGAAGGCGCCGAGGCCCACCGCGCCCAGCACCACCACGGCCTTGGCCATGCCCTCGGTGCTCACGGCATCATCCCGCCGCGCGACCACGGCATCGAGGGCATGTCAGGCATCTTTGGCATGGCCGGCATGTTGGGCACCGCGCCCGACACCGACGGCAGCGACGGCAACGACGGCAGACTGGGGAGCGCCGGCAAGCGCGGCCCCGATGCTTGGTTGCCGTTCGTCGAAGCCGCCGCCGCTCGCTGCGAGTACATGCGCCACAGGACGACGGCGCCGACGACACCGGCCGCGACCATGAGGTGATTCTTGTTCAAGCGAGACTCCCGCCAGCGTTGAGGAAAGCGAGCCGCAGGGACTCGAGACGTTTTTCGGGCTGCGCGTAGCCGGCGCCGGGCATCGAGGCCCAGATGCTCTTGACCTTCGCGACAGCTTCGTCGAACCGCCCTGCCCGCACGTCGCCGAGCGCACCGGCTTCGCGGATCAACTCGACGGCCGCCGCGTCCTGGCTCTCGGGACTGAAGTCCGGAAGTCCCAGCTTCGATTGCAGCCGGTCCCAGGTGTTGACCCGCGTCGACCCGCCGGGGATCGGCGACACGGCCATGAACTGGTAGGCGCCGGCGGCGCTGGTCCACAGCCGCTGTCCGGCGCCGTTGGTGAACTGCTTGGCCTGGCGCGGGTGGTCCGCGTAGCTGTCGAACAGCCGGCCGCCGAACATCGTGCGGTAGCCGTTGGGCCCGGCCGTGCCTTCGGCCGTGCGGATCATCATCAGGAACGCGGCGACGTTGCGCTCGGCCACGTCGGGGTCAGGCGATTCGGTCATGGGCAGGTTCTCGGAAAAGTAGTTCTCGATTTGCCAGATGGGCGCGGCGGCGTCGGTGTCCTGGGTCGCCTCGTCCTCACCGGTAGACGTGCTGCCCTGGCGCATGCGCTGTACCCACCACCACGCACCGGCGCCGGCCAGTGCTGCGGCCAGAGCGGCGCGGATCATTGGAGTTCGTACTGAACGACGCCACTCGGACCCGTGGCCGGGTCTGCGGTCTTGATCTGCCAGACGAGGTACAAGCCCCAGCCCGGCGGCAAGCGCTTGTTCATGCGCACCGTGGTTCCGTTGTCAGTCGTGACTGCGCTGAAGTTTTCGCACACCTGATAACACTGCGACGGGTTGAAGTTGGCGATTGGCGCGGACTTGCAAGCCACGATGCGAGCGACCGTCGACCCGCCTGCGCCGGCAGCGCCGCCACACGAGGCCATTCGCAGCACCATGCCATTGACGTTTGCGCCCGGCGCGACCAGCTGAAACACCGCGAAATTGGTCTGAGCCGTGGGGCCCTGGTAGGCGGCGCTCAGAATGGAATCGGTGATCTCGTCCAGCACGCGCACCGTGCCGGCAAGCCGCGCGGAGGTGACGCGCCCCACGCCCATGCGAACGATGCCGGTCGTATTGGGGCTGGTGGGGATGATCTCCCAGCGACCGGCCTGCACCGGCAATTCGATTCCGTCGCCCGGATAGTAGGTGCCGAGATCGCTGCCATCGGCGCGCACGCGGATCGACTCGTCCGCGCCGCCAGCGCTGCCACTCTCGTAGCGGAAGAAGCTCGCCGCCGCGTCGATCTGCCGGCCTCCGGCGCCGAAGTACAGGTTTTGGAGCATCGCTCAGCCCTTTCTATTGCTGAAGACCACCACGGCCGCCACGAGGCCCACGGCCGCCAGCGCCGCGATGGTCAAAGTCTTGTTGCCGTTGGCCTGCGACGCCGCGTTGTCGTAGGCCGCGGCCACGTTCGTCGCCGCCGCGTCGGCCTGTTTCTGGCCGGCCTTGAGGAGGTCGCCGGTCAGGCCGGCCAACTGGTCGAATCGCTCACCCGCCCAGCCCATCGCGTCGGCGCTGCTCTTGAACGCGGCGTTCGAGTTGCTCGACGCCAGATCGAGCACCTGCTTGACCGCCTTCTCATTGCTGGCGACGGCGCTGTTCTGCGCGCTGATCGCGGCCGAGGTCGCCGACGCGCTGCTGTCGCTGGCCGCCTTGATCGCGGCCAGGGCGACTTGTCGGGCCATATCGGTCTGGCCCGCGTCCACCACGTTGGTGGTCTGGGTCCAGTTGGTCGTCGACCGGTTGCTGTTGTCGGTGTTCTGGGTCCAGTTGGTCTGGCTGTTGTCCGTCCAGTTGGTCGTCGACCGATTGCTGTTGTCGGTGTTCTGCGTCCAGTTGGTCTGGCTCTGATCGGTCCAGTTGGTCGTCGACCGGTTGCTGGTGTCGGTGTACTGCGTCCACGTCTGCGATGCATCGATCGCATTGCCAGAGCCCACGAAGCCGCCGCCGCTCGCGTCAACGACGGAGCGCTGGTCGTAGTAGTTCGACGTGGTGTTGGTCGCGGTGCTGCTGCTGCTGCCCTTGGACATTCAGATTTCCTTCGAGAGTACGTAGCCGGTGACGCGGTAGCCCTGACGCTCCAGGCGTCGCACGAGCCCGCGCCGGCGGGTCTGGCAGGTCAGCACGCGGGCGCCGATGTGCTCGCCCGCCTGGCGCTCGCACCATGCGGCCATCGCCTCGGTCGCGCCGTTGTCGCCCTCGCCGCCGGCGGCCGTCACCGACAGCTGGCGCCCGGCCTCGAACTGGTCGACGCGCAGCGCGAAGGCGGCGACCGCCCTACCCTCGCCGTCGACCACATCGAACAGCGCGCAGCCGTTCACGAGGTCGTTGACGGTCACGCCGCCCGTGACCTCGAACGCCGCCGCGCGCTCGATCAGCGCGAGCGAGCGAGCCCGGTCCACGGACTGGCGAACGGTCAGCGCAGCGCAGCCCACAGCACGAGCCCGCCGAGGGCGAGCAGCATCAGCGGGCTCATGCCCGCCTGGGAGAAGCCGCCCGCGTCGCCGAACAGCGGCCCGAGCGTGCTCGAAGCCGGGTTGCCGGGCACGGACAGGCCGCCCGTGGCTCCGCCCTGGCTTCCGCCGCCGCTTTGCCCGCCGGTGGCCTTGGCGCCGCCCGTGGCGACGGTCCAGCCGCTGCCGTCCATGAAGGACCGCGCGTCGACGTTGCCGCCGCTCAGCGTCGGGCCGCTGGGCTGGCCGCCGATGGCTGCACCCAGGCCGTTGCCGATGCCGGCACCCATGCTGCCGAAGAACGCGCCAAACGGATCGGGTGTCGCCGGCATCAGCTGGCCTTCTTCGCCACGAAGAACACCACGGCGCCGACCAGCAGGAACGGCAACAGCGCGTTGAGGTTCAGCATCGTCGGCTGACCGCGCGCGCCCGCACCCACCAGCACTTGGTTCTGCGTGGTGCCGAGTTGCGGCTGCGGCTGCTGGGCCTGCACGGCGCGGCCGTACAGGTCGATATCGAGACGACGCGACAGGTAGCCGGTCCCCAGCGCGGTCAGCGATTGCAGCGCGCCCGAGAAGTAGCCGCCGCTGCTGCCGCCGCCGATGCCCAGGATGGTCCCGCTGCCGCCCACGTCGCCAATGCCGCCGTCATCGCTGCCGTCATAGCCAGCGCCGGACAGCGAGTCCAGAAATGCACTCATGGTCTTGCCCTTGTTCTGTCGTGAAGCAGGCCCGGGGCGCCGGTGTGGCGCCCCGGGTGCGGCTTACAGGTTGCCGGGCACGTCCAGCACTTCGACCAGCGCCTTGATGGTGTCGGCGGCGCCCAGCTGGAAGTTGAACTCCAGCGCGCGAGCGTCCGCCGTCGCCATCGCGGCGCTGCTGACGTTGTCGTGGATGAAGTCCAGGTGGTAATACTTGGACTGCGGGACCTTGCGCTGTTCCTGCTGGAGGAAGCGGGCATCGGTGCAGGCCACGCGATCCCAGATCGCGACGCCGTTCTTCTTGCACTCGACGTTCTGGATGTTGCCGTCCGCCGTGCCGGTCCAGTCGGTGCCGGTGTACTTGAAGTGGATTCGCTGCACGAGCGCGCCCTTGAACTGCGGCGTCCACGTCACCATGGTGCCGCCGCTGGTCGGGACCTGGATGGAGAGGATCTTCTTGATCAGCTGACCGTCCGGCGACGGGTTCTTGGGATCGAACTGCAGCGAGGTGAAGCCACCCACCGCATAGAGCGCGGGCGTGCCGGAGGCGGCCGTGTTGGTGACCTCGATGAAGACATCCTGGCCGCCGAGGGCCGGGATGTCGATGCCGCCGATTTCCTTCGCCAGGACGTTCAGGCCGTCGCGCTCGGTGAGGTCGATGCTCAGGGCGTCGGCCGCGTCGAAGATGCCCTTGTACTTGTTGATCGCGTCCAGTTCAGCGCCGCTGATCGGGCCGAAGACGACGCGCGGGCCGATCTTGACGACGATCTCGCTGATCGTGGCCTTGGTGATCGAGTTCGTGCCCTTGAAGCGCAGCAGCACGCGACCCAGCGTCATGTCGTAGCGCGGGATCTGGATCGTGGAGCGGACGCCGTTGGCGACGGGGTTGAAGGGAGGGAGACGGAGATAGATCACTTGTCATCGTGCCCCCCGGCCCCTTGACGTTGGATGCGGCGCGTCACCGGCGCCGCTGCGGTTGCTGCGCGGGTCGCTTAGCCGTTCAGGGCCGTGTCGACCAGATCCTTGGCGCCGGGAACCTTGCGCAGGATGAAGATCGTCAGCAGCACCAGACCGGTGGTCATGGCAGCGTTCTTGACTTGGGAAACCATCACGGTCCTTTCGAGGGTTGCAGAGGATGCAGGCGGCATTAGGCGATGCGCGCAGGCGCCCCCGCAAGGGGGCTCCAACGTTACGTAGACGCCTTGAGCCGGATATTCCCCGGCTTGGCTTCGTCGTCGTGCCTGAAGTCGCGTTCGAGGTAGCCGATCACGGTCCCCCTGTCGTCCTTGATCGTGCGCAGCGCGTCGACGCGATCCTGGCTCACATCGAGGGCTTTCGCCATCGCGCGGCGGTCATCGTCATAGCGCAGCGTGAAACAGCGGATGTACGTGCAGCCGCCTAAGAACGACTTGTCGATAAGCGCCGGCCGCTGCGCCGCGCCCAGCACCACGAGGCCTTGATGCCGACCCTGCGTGATGATCTTGCGCCACGCCGGCGGCGCCCAGCTGGGCTTCGTCACGTCGGTCAGTTCCTCGGCCAGGAACACGAGATTCCCAGCCGCGAAGGCCAGCCGGCACACGAAGTCGAACTGCTCGGCCAGCGGCTGGTGATCGTTGGCGACGTAGCGCGCCTTCACCGGGCCGGCGCGCTGGTGGAAGGCCTGCACGAGCGCGCGCAAGCTGTCGACCGCCGGCGCGAAGTCGCTGTACTCGTTGCGTGGGTCCCAGATCAGCAGCCGCCCGCCCTTGAGCGCCTTGAGCCGGCGCTTCAGGCTCACGCCCTTGCCGCTGCCCGTGGCGCCGATGTACGCCTCGATGCTGGGTTCGTTCTTCACGCTCATAGGCGGACGCCCTCCTGCGCGCTGCTGGGCGGCGCCGGCGGGGGCGCCATGACCGGGCGGCGGACCTGCGCGGCCAGCTGCTCGCGGCGTTCCTGAATCGCGGCGTACGTGGCGAGCGACGGCATGCCCACGGCGCCGGCGAGCGCGATGTACGGACCCCACCGCGTCATGATCTCGCCCATGGTCAGGCCGTGCAGCTGCATCACCTGGGCGCCGGCGTCGGCGATGGCGTCCAGCTGGGCGTCGGACCAACAGTCGTCGAACTCCGGCCACCAGCGGAACTTCGTCGCCGCGATCAGCTTGAGCATGCTCAGCGCGGCGCGCAACTGGACGCGAGCCTCGCCCACCTGCTCGGCGGCAATCTGCTGATCGGCCTGGGCCTGCGCCTGGGTGGTCGCGGCCTCGCCCTGGTCGACCTCGGCGAGCAGATGCGACAGATCCGGGCCGCCGGCGGCGCCCCCGGTGTCGGGTGCCGGCGCGTCGGCCGGCTGTTGGGTGTCTTCGGTGCTCATGCGTTGGGGAAGGCGCCCCAGCCCATGCGCGGCTTGGCCGGCGCGGGTGCTGGTGCTGGTGCCTTGGGAATGGGAGGGGTGGTCGCCGGAGCGGGGGGCAGCTGCAAGGCCGCGACCGGAGCGATTTGCGGCGGCGGCGCCGGCAGCGGCTGGGCCGGAACGTCCGGCAGGTCGCGGCATAGCTCATCGCTCTCGGGCCCTCGCGTGAATAGCTGCGCCTTGCAGCAGTCCATTGCGAGATAGGCCAGCCCGTTCCCCGACAGTCGCATGTCCGCGCCGCCGCCGCACAGCGGGCAGACGACGACGCGGATGGTTTCGCGCGCCGCCATAGCTCAGGCTTCCGGCAAGCGGGCTTCGATCTCGGTCAGCTTGACCAGCAGTTCCGCGAAATCGCTTTCCGCCCGGGCGTTCTGAGCGAGCAGACCCTGAACGGCGACGTTCAGCTGCACGTTGGCCTGGGTCAGGCTGTTCACGGCGGCGTCGTAGTCAGCGACGCGATCCGCCATGGCCGAGGCGAACTCGGCGGCGGCGGTCAGGTTGTCGCGCAGTCCGGCCGGAAAGAACGGAGCGCTTCGAGCCGCGTTGACCAAGACGGCGGCGAGTTCGGTGACGGTGCGGGGGGTGTTGGCAGATTCGCCCATGATGTTGAGTCCAGATGGCCCCCCGGCCCCTCGATGCTCGGTTTCTGCCACGCGTCCATGCGGGCGATCAGATCCGCCGCGCCGGCTCGACGCGTACAGTTAATGACACGGGTCCAAGGCTGCGCGGCCGGCTGCGCCGACCTTGCCCAAAGACGCAAATACGTGTCGCGCGCCCAGCCGCTCAGGCCCTTGCGCGCATGCTGGCGCTCATCGGCGCCCCAGGTGCCCTTCGGGCGCCACTGCTTCCGGTTGCTCGGTGCCAGGACTTGCGGGCGCTCAGCGTCGAACACCCCCACAGGCCGCGGCAGATACGTCATGCCGTAGCGCCCTTCCCTGCCCTCGGTTTCCTCGATGACCCGGACGCCGTAGTCGCGGCCCACCATGGCGCCGCCCTGGGCGTCCATGTACGCGCGCCAGCAGGCCCGGCGCTCGCCGTCTCGGTTCACCGCCTCGTGGGCGGTCCTGACGCGGTGCGACATACCCTCGACAGCCTGCGCCTCGACGCGGCGCAGTTCGCGCCACACCGTCACCGGCGGCTGGCCGATGGCCTGGAACTGCCGGATTCCCCACTCGCCGGCCCAGGCCTCGACGCGGGCCGCCTTGTTGCCGCCCTCGACGATCTCCAGTTGCTCGCCGTCGCGGTCGTCGCGGTGCCCCTCGGCGCCGACCGCGCCGGCGTCGTCGATGTTCTTCGCGATGTACTTGGACACGTAGGCCGCCGCGCTGCCCTTCTTCGGGTCCAGGCGCTCGAACTTGACGCGGTGATTCGCCGCGCCCGGTTCGTCGCCGGCGTCCTTGAGCCAGTGCGCCCGCATGACCGCCTGCAACTTCTCGAGCTTCTCGGGCTCGGCCCAGAGCAGCATGTGCCAATGCGGGCACCCGTCGTGATGGGGCTCGGCGATGCGGAACCCGAAGACGCCGATGCGCTCGCGGTGCAAGGCCGCCCGGACACGCGCCCAGGTCTTGCACAGCCAGCGTTGGCCGTCGCGCGGCGTGCTGCCGTCCCAGGCCGGATTCTGGCCGCCCTTGAACCGCTGGGCATGGAAGCGGCTCGGGAGGGTGTTCGTCGTGAACACGCCGGCGAGGCCCCGGGCCTGCGCCCACTCGTCGCAGCCGCGAATTCGCGTCATGAGTTCGCCGCGCCGAACCGCCTTGTTGGCCGTGCTGGCGTCGACCGCCGCCCACAGGTTGATGACCTCACCGTCCGGCGACTCGATCTCTGTGTTTTCGAGGATGGCCCGGTTGCTGGCTTGCCGCTTCGCCCGGCGCTGTAGCGTTTCGTCCGTTACGTAGGGCTGGCTCGTACGTACGGAGATCAAGCCCCGGGCCTGCGCCTGGGCCTCCCGCTTACGTACGGCCGCGCGGCGCACCTGCCGACGCCACCAGTGCGCGCAGGAGGCGCGCTTGACCATGCCGGCAAGCTGATCCTCAACCGGGCCGCCGTTCGGGGCGTACGGGTCGAACGGGCGCGCTTCCAGCTGCACCAGCCATTCATTCAGCCACTCGCGAGTGATGACCACCCCGGCGGTGCTGATCGCGTCCAGCATGAAGTCGGCGCGCCGGCGCGCGAGGTCGCACAGGGCGCGGTCGGGAGCGTGTGGATCGATCGGAGCAGTGACGCGGGCATGGCCGGCATCTGCGATCTCGCGCACGGCGCTCCAGCGCATGCCGTCGATCATGGCCCGTTCCTCGGCCTCGCGGCGCTGCCGGCGCTCGCTGGGCGTCTCCCAGTCGGCGGCCGGCAGGTCGTACAGATGCGGCGAGGCGAGGCCCGCGAGGCCCTGGGCGAGGCTCATCGGGTCAGTACAGGCAGCGGGCGCCGCTCAGGTCGCGGCCGAGTTCCCGGGCGCACGCGGCCATGGACACCTGATCCGCAGGCGCCAGGGCCTCCCAGGCCCGGGAGGCGTACGCGCGCGCGTCTCCGTCGTGGGCGCTGGCGAGCATGACCAGCACCGTGCGGGTGCGAATGCTCATTTCGCGCCACGTCCGGCCCGGCAGGCTCTCGGCGGCGCGCTCCACGTCGGCGGGGCGCTTGACGAGCCGGGGCATCGCGAGGCGCTGCACCAGCCGGCCGATGGTGATCCCCTCTTTGTCAGCCTGGGCGCGCAGGGCGTGTGCGCTCGCGGCACTCGCCAGGGCCTGGGGAAGTGGTCCGCTCATCGCTTGTCCCCCTCCGGTGCCTTCGACGACTTGCCGGCCTTCGGCAGGTCGGAGCGTAGACAGATGTACGTGCCCCCGCAGACCGCGCACCTTTGGCCCTTGGGCAGGTTCGGGCACTCGGCCTTGTCGCGGCGCAACTCGCGCCGAACGGTCACGGGCTTGCCGCTCATCGCACACCCCCGAGGGCGCGCATCACGCGCCAGATGCGGAAGCCAATCGCCGCGAGGCGCTCAGCTTCGCCGGGGCAACCCAGCTGATTCAGGCTCCCCTCAAGCCGGACCATGCACGTCAGCGCCTCTTCCAACTGCTTCGCGAGGTCTTCGCGAACAGGGTCCGCAGCGCTGCTCTCGGCGGCCAAAGCGGAGCGGACCGCACCGATGACGCGTTCCATTCCGGCCGCAAAATTGACAATGGCGTCAGCCTCGACGCGCTCCTCGGCTTGACTGCGGATTCCTTTGGCTTCGTCGGCCAGTTGGTTCAGCAGCTGCTCGACGCGGCCGCTCATCGCTGGCACTCCGACAGGTCGGCAGCTGTCGCGAGGACGGACTGAAAGCGCGCTTGCCCGGGACGCTTGACCCACAGCCAGGGTTGGCCGTTCGCGTCCTCGGATCGCTCAAAGTGGGCGACGACCTCGACCGTATACGTACGGGGCGTGTCGCGGCCGGGGTCGACCTGCTTCGTATACGTACAGAACATGCCGGGCGCGGGCGGCTGCGCGGCGTGCGCTTGGCCGAGAGCCGTGCTCACGAGGATCAGGCACATGATCGCCAGGGCCGCCAGGGCGCCCCAGGCGATGCCCTCGGCGATGAGCCGCACCGCCTTGACGGCCATGTGCAGCCGCACGATGAGTTCCTGATTCATGGCTCAGCCCTCCACGTCGGCTTCGACGCGATCAGCGGCGGCGTTCAACTCCGCAGCGAGGGCGCGCATGTCGCCGGCGGTCGGATAGGTGTCCAGGCAGCAGTCGCCCGTCTGGATCGTCAGGTGAGCGCGGCCCTTGAACACCTCACGGTGGGCCGGCGAGAACGACGTCGACATGCGGACATGGACGCCCTCTTTGGAAACGGAAGACAGCTGAAGCATGGAACCCCCTGGTTCGCTTTACCCCCAGCCCCAAGGGCCTGTGCTCGCTCTCGTGACCATTCAAGGACGACCCGGAGCACAGACCCTTGCGGGGCAGACCGGGGAGGAACCGGGGGATGTTTCAAGGAACCCGGTCTGCGGAGCGCACGGTATCTCAAGGATCCTGGTAGTACCAAGTTGCCTTCGATATTCCCCGCTTGGGATAGTCGGGATAGAGTCGCGACCTGTAGCAACAAGGCCACGAACCGGGGGGTTCCATGCTGTCGACGAACGAATTGCTTGATCTGGCGCGAGAGCGCGCAGGAAACGTGACCGATTACCGCGTCGCCAAGCTGGTGGGCATCAATCCGAACGCGATGTACAACTATCGCAAGGGCCTCTCGATCCCCGAAAGCCCCGTAGCCATGCGGCTTGCAGAGGTTGCGGGCGTCGACCCGGCTGTGGCCGTCTTCGCCTTGAACGTTGCTCGGGCACGCACGGAAGAGGAGCGCGAATTCTGGTCCGCGCAACTGCGGCGCCTCGATTCCTGACCCCTCCTCCGATCAGCCAAAAGGCGCCACCCCGGGCGCCTTTTTCGTTTCTGGATCAATGACTTACATTTCCAGTCTGTATCAGACTGTGCATTATGTGACTCTACAAACACGAGTCCCGCATCACTCGCCCAAGCCGAGCCCAACCCCCGACATTGGCCTCCCCGATCCCGGCATCCCACCGCTGCCGCCAATCGCAGCCCGCTTCGACCATGACGCCATCCCAGCCCCACAAGGATCTGCGTCATGGCCAACTTCGCCGACTACCTGCCGACTTTGCTGCGCTTCGAGGGCGGTTTCGTTGATGACCCGCAAGACCCCGGCGGCGCCACCAACATGGGCATCACGCTCAAGACCTTCCAGGCGCACGGCCCGAAGCTCGGGCTGACCGACACCAGCGTCGACGCGCTGAAGCGATTGACCCGGGAGCATGCCGGCCAGCTCTACAAGCTCCACTACTGGGACGCGCTCAAGGCCGACAGCATTCCGCTGCAGGCACTGGCGGAGCTGCTGGTCGACTTCTACGTCAACGCCGGCGGCAACGCGATTCGCGAGCTGCAGCGCCAGCTCAACGCCACCGGCACGCAACCGCCGCTGGACGAGGACGGCCAGTTCGGCGCCTCCACCGCCACCGCGCTGCTGCGCTCCGATCTGGTCGAAACCTATCGAGGACTGCGCCGGCGGCGCATCGAGTACTACGAGCGCCTCGTGAAGACCCGCCCGGTGCTGCAGAAGTACCTCAAGGGTTGGCTCAATCGCGTTGACTGCTTTCCGGTGCTTTGACCATGAGCAGCCGAGTCCAACTGAAAGACCTCATCGAGGCGCTGGCCGGTGCCGTCATCGACGCCCAGGACCGGATCGAGCAGCACCAGATCACCAAGCTCGCGCAGTACTTCGACGACGACAACCGCCCTCGCACCGTCCTGATCCGGCTGCCCTCCGTCCGGCCCGATGCGCCCGAAGGCAGCGAGGACCTCTATCGCGCGCCGCTGCTGTCGCTGGTGCCGAGCAACGCGCTGAAGATCAAGGACGTGGAGATCCGCTTCGACGTGGACTTGGGCGCCATCGCCGACGACGCGCCCCCCGATGCCGAGGCCACGCCCACCGGTAGTGCCTGGCAGGGCGTGGCGGGCGGCATCCGCAAGAGCGTGCAGGTCCACACGCGCGGCCCCCTGGTGGGCCGGCGCAGCACCGCCCACGTGGTGCTGCGCGTGGAAGGCACCGAACCCACCGACGGCCACGCCCGGCTGGTCAACCAGTTGACGCAAGTCCAGGGCGTCTTCAGCACCCTGCCCCCCATGACGTGATGGCCGACCGGCCCGCGCGGCCGATCGACCCGAAGGATCGGCGGAGCCTGCGCCGATGCCGGCGCCGCCAGGGAACGACGCCGGGTGATTCCGACTTTCCCTTTGTCCTTTCTTTTCATTTCCTCTTGCCATTCAAGGAGTGATCAATGGCTGAACTTGTGAACATCGCCGAGCAGTTCAAGGGACTGCCCATGGGCGAATTGATCGGCGCGCCCTTGACGGCCGCCTGCGACGCGCAGATTCGACTGGCCCAGGCCACGGCGAACTTCATCCAGACCGTCGGTTTCCTGCAGGACGAGAACGGCGTCCCCACCGCCACCCGCCAGGTCACCTTCAGCTTCCGGCGTCCCGCCGAAGGCGCAGGGCCCTCCACGCCCGGCGGCACTTTCTACGAGGAGGAGGTCGAGCTCAGCGTGCCGTTGCTCGCCATCGTCAAGATCCCCAACCTGAGCATCACCACCGTGGACATCACATTCGACATGGAGGTCAAGTCCGCCTTCAGCGCCAAGGAAGGCGGCAGCAAGTCCGGTACCGTCAAGGCCAGTGCCAGCGGCGGCTTCGGCCCCTTCAAGGCTTCGGTGGAGGTGAGCGGCTCCATCTCCAGCCATCAGGAGAACACCCGCAGCTCGGACAACTCCGCCAAGTACCACGTCGAGGTGCACGCCGCCGACGGTGGCATGCCGGAAGGCCTGTCGCGGGTGATGGACATCCTGCAGACGGCGGTGGCGCCGCGCTCGATCTCCGGACCCAAGCAGGTGACGAACAGCAGCACGTCCGCCGGCGCGACGCCGGTGGCCGCGCCCGTCGCCCAGCCGGCCTGAGTTCGGGGAGGGCGGCGGCCATGGTCGAACTCAGCAATGTGCGGCACGTCAAGCGCATCGTCGTGGGCAGCGAGAACCCCGCCCGGCTTTGCACCCGGGAGGAAACCGAGGCCCGGATGGCGGAACTGAACCACTGCCTGACCTGCCAGCCCGCCGGCACGCTGCTGGCGGTGGAGCGCAGCTTCACGCTGGTGCGGATCGGCGAGCATCAGGTGGTGCTGCAGTGGATCGCCTACCACGTCGGCTTCGCCCGCAAGCCGCCGCCCATGCCGCCGCCCGCCCCACCCTCCTTCCAAACCTGA